TAGGGTGTTTTTAGCGTTACGGAGTAATGCGTGAAGAAAACGCCCTATTGAGCTATGGTATTTCTGTCTAAATACCTTTTGGAAAGCGGACGTGCATGTTACAGATGAAATCCCCCTTTCTTTTTCGGTGGCTGCATCATCCGCCTTGCGGATTGGACTTGCTTCTTCTCCTTTATAGGCTCTGCCGATTGGGACAAGGGCTTACCGCACAGGTAGTCGTTCAAGTCCTTATACTCACGATAGTACAATGACTTGTCAAGCAGCCGTTCCCCGAACTTCTCTTTCAGCTTCTTGCAGGTGTTCCGTCCTGCCGTGTCGTTGTCAAGGAAACAGCCGATTTGGGTGTAGGTCGCCAATATGCTTTCCGCTTTCGCAAGATTGGAAACGGAGTTCAGTATGACATAGTCCTGTGTGTCCAATCGTGGGTATTGCGGATTGTTTCTTACTCGGATAGTAAGGAATGAGAGGTAATCCATGAAACCCTCGAACAGGTAACACATACGTCGTTGCCCGCCCTGCTGTCGGATATGGGTGATGTCCTTCGGGGCGACACATCCCTTGAAGTATCTGTTACGCACTTCATATCCTCCTGCCATGTTCGGAAAGCCGATGGCGAAATAGGGCTTGTCGGCATTCATAAACCGAAGTTCCCTGCATTCCCTTTTGGCGAGTTCGGTGTTTATCCCCCTTTCTTGCAGATAGGCGATGAGTGCGGAAGAAGACAACTCGCCAACCCTTAATCCCTGATAAGTCCGGTTGGCGGAATGCTGCTTGTCAAAAGAAAACGATGCAGGACGGATATATGGCGTCCGCTCCTCTATGCGTTTCAACAGATAGGCTACATCTTCCGAACGGTAGAGTTCCGCTGCCAATGCGATGATGTTTCCGCCTTTGCCGATGCCGAAGTCGTACCATTTCTCAAGCTCGGTGTTTACCTTGAACGATGCGTCCGTTTCTTCCCGCAGCGGTGATTTATACCATAGGTTCTTGCCTTGCTGTTTTACAGGCGTATAGCCCAGACTTTGCAGATAGTCTGCCAGTTTGATTTTCTTTACATCTTGGATTGTCATATAACATACGGTTTTGAAGTTGATGAAAATTTGTTGATTTGATGAATTGCCGATGTAATATGTTTATATACAGACCTGTAGTATCTCAACATCTTCTCAACAAACCACTCGCCAAAAGAGAAATCCACAAACGGGTGTCGGTGGGCTCTCAACTTCTCTTTTGACTTGTTGAGATTTTGTTGAGAATGTATATCGTTTATAATCAGTGTATTTACACCCATATTCAACAATTCAACAGAAAAAAACGTGTTACAAGGATTCAAGTTGCTCCCTTGTGACGGTGTAGAAGCGTCCCACCCTCCTTATCGGCTCATAGTGACAACTTCTGTTGTAATTGCCCTGATAGGTGGTGTAGGTAAGCCCGTTTGGTGTAGGTGTCAGTTTCCAGCATTCCTGCACCACCTTACGCACTTGGTGTTTTTCTGCCTTTACCTGCGAGTGCATCAGCAGTACGACAAGGTCGTTAAGGCAGAATGAAACGCTATCCACATCCATTGCAACCATAATGTCAAGCAGCAGTTCCGACATTTCTATCTCCAATCTGTTGCGGTTGCTGCGGATTATCTTCTGCAAGGCTTCGGTATGTATCAGTTTCGGATTGAACCACATACGGCTCTCTTTCTCGGTGGATAGATGTCTGTGTTGCAAATGGTATAGGAAAGCAGGTATCTCCGCTTTCAGTTTCCGCAGGAAGTCGGTATCGTCCGACTGCAAACGGTTTATCTTACGTACCCAATAGCGTGTTTCCCCTACATCGATGATGACGGGCAGATACTCGTTGTTGGAACACAATACGAACTTGGCGAAGAACGCTATCTCGTCGCGGTCTTTGCCTTTGGCTTCCACCTTATAGGAGAGCGTAGTACTGAGGTTCTTCAACCTCTCGCTGTCCTCCCTGCGGTTGAGCAGCACCTCGTCCACCATGATAAGCAGTTTGCCAGCCCAATCGGAATTGAACTGGCTGCGGAAATCCTCGTTGGTGTTGAAAGTCACGTTGTTTTGAAAAAGGGCTTTCAGAAAGTTCAGGAAGGTGCTTTTGCCCGTGTTGCGTTCTTCCGACACCAACAGCAGGATAGGCAATTTCTGAATCGGTTGCAGGTAGAGCAGTTGCAGATAGTCCATACCCAACTCGTATTGTTCCCCGAAGATGTGCCGTACCAAAGATTGGATATGCGATAAATCGCCCTCCTGCGGTAGGTGGTCTATCGATTCGTAGAGGTTAAGGAACTTGCCGACCACGGAACGGTAGCCGACGTGTTCGGGTACGGTGCAGAAGCCGTCATACTTGGGAACGCTTCCGATGTAATCCTTGCCGTAATCTTGGCGCAGGGTCTCGTTGTTCCATGCGATGCGTTTCTTCACGTACCCTCCGTTCAGTCTCGGTTGCTCCACAATCTTGTAGAGCGTTGTCCCGACACGGATAAATTCTTCCTTTGCCATGC